AGAGCTAACCTCTGCTCTTTTCTTAAAGCAGATTCACTAGCAGACCCAAGTCCACTTAAAAATATATCTCCTACATTACTTATAGCCATATTTTTCTCTTATATCGCAAACGCTAAAATAGCGGCTGCTCCTAAAGAACCAGCTAGTCCCATCATTTGAGATCTATGTGCTGCTTTAGCATTTCTGTATGCTGATTCTTTTCTAGCTGCCATAGCCGATGCATCTCCTAATCCTTGTAAAGCATTTCTGTTAACACCTTGTCCGATATTAATTAAATCGGCAAGTGTTGCTTGATTTACTTCTCTTTGAGCTATTCTAGCATTATTTAACATGCCAGCTTGGTTAGTAGCTCCACCTAGAGATAATGCTTTTGCTTGTTCTTGTCTTTGTACAGCCGTTAGCCCAGCCCCACCATATCTTTCTATATTTCTTTGTTGTATTTCTTTAGCTATTCTATTTTGTTCAGCTGAGTCAACTTCAGCCCTATCAATTAAACTAGTGTCATTTCTAGAATCTATTAGCCTTTCTTCAAAATCTCTGTAGTCTCTTACATAATCTTCGTAATCACTACGCGTAATGTCTGCGTAAACTTGTTCAGGATCTTCAACATTAGGTAGCTGTGCTGTACTAAATCTAGCATTTCCGCCATAGCCATATGGAGAGTTATACCCTCGCATTAATCCATTCATGATTGCGCCTTCACTAACCACTTCTGAGTTCTCCTGTAACTGGATCATAATTTCCAAGAGAGCCAACTCTAAATCTACCTCTTAGCCCGCCTACGCCACCATCGGCCGCCATAGCAGTATCTAATCCTGCAGGTGTAAAGAAACTACCCCCACCCTGCGTATTCTGCAGACCTTGACCAACAGCAGTTCCTGCTAATTTTAAACCAGCGGCAAATCTTGCATCACGTTCTTGTTGTCTAGCTTTTGCAAATTCTAAATCTTTAGTAGATTGAATTTGTGCAGCTCTAGATAAACCAGTTGTAGCATCTGCAGCTTGACCTCTAGCAGTTCCTAATACGCCAACTTGACGTTGTCTTTTTGCTTGTAACGCTTGAAAGTCAGCTTGTGCTTGTTGTGAACCTGCGGCTGAAGCTAAGTTAGCTGCGGAATCCACAGATCTAGCGGCTTGTATACTAGGTCTAGAAGTTAAAGTCTGCATAGTATCTGCTTGTGCTCTACCTTTTGCAGTAGCAGAAAAATCTTCTTTGTCCGCAAGATCGCGCATTTCACGCAACAACGGACCATATTTTTGATCAAAGTAATCCTTCTCAGCTTTTGAAACAGCTGCTTGAGTTTTTTCCGCCTCACTTGGCTTGTAATCTTGTTGTTTTGGTTTATTGCTCATCTATCTTCTTTGTATATACTCTAGTATTTAAATTAAACCCTTGCATAATTGCATACTCTTCCATTTCTGGAACAGAGGATCTAGCCTCAATAAATTTACAACCTGCATTACGTGCAAGCTCTTCAAACCATTGTACATGTTTAATCCAATTATGTTTACCAGTTTCGTGTACATAAGCTATCCAAATTAATAGTGTTTTATCACTAGTAAAAGGGTCTACCTCTGTGGTTAAAACCAAAAATCCTATTGGGGATGTAAACAGTTGAGCTCTACCATTGACGCATTCACTATATACATCCTCTGGTATAAAAGTTAGATTTGGATCTGCATCTATAATTGATTCGATCCCTTTTCGTATCTCACCCCAGCATTGTCTTATATCTGCAATTTGAGGTTCGATAAACCCCTCCTGGTTAATAATCAATCTCCTTGCCGTACCTTCTATACCTCTTTCTTGGATTTAATCCAACTCCTTTATATTTAACTAGCCTTCTTACTCCAAGATCCCCACCTCTAGCTCTTGCCTCTGCTTCTTTAACCTGTTCATCAAAAAGGTTTCTGTAATCAGCAGCTGCGCTAGGGTTACTCCATTCTCTAGCGGGTATTCTTAAGAGTCTCCATAGGGCTCCAAATATAATTCCATCTCTATAATCTGTTGAAAAATCTGTATCAATGTTGTTTGAAGATCGTGTAGGTTTAAGAGCTACACTAACTCTAAATCCATTGGTTCTAGTTACGTTAGGGACAGGTGCGACATAAAACATGTCTGGGTTTTGTTGTAAGAAAACTTCTGGAATACCAGTTCGGTCACGCCAGTCAGGGTAATTTAGTTCTAAACTACGTGGGCTGGTGGGGTCCATGTCTTCACCATCATAAGTCATCCAGAGTATTTGATGTACATCAGTACCAGTGGGCTGGTCGAATTCATATTCGAACACTCCACTAATACTTGTAATAACATCTAACTCTACAACATACGCCTTAGACTTCTCACAAAGTTCAATCGTTGCTGCTCTTAAATTAGATTCTACAAGAGTGTCAGGACAACCGGGTACATAGGGTAGTACCTCTTTTACTAGCGAACTAAAACTCGCCATATTGTTATCCTCCTACATTCGGAACTGCTTTAGACCCCGCGTAGTCAAAATTTGGATTAGTTACATTTGACGCTGCAGTGCTTTGTCCTAAGCTATTGTTAAATAATGCATAGTGTTGATTTGATCTTTGAGCATTGCCTGCGTATTCAGCATCTTTTAAATATGCTTTGAATAAAACAAAATCAATTATGGCATTTGCAAAAGTATCATCAATATCTATTGTTGAAGATGTACTACTTAAATCAGTAGGAGATTTAGAAAACACAATCTCTACAAAAGCATTTCCAGAAACTCCTGGATATACATAAAAACTCCTAGGGTCATCTTGGTCAAAAATGTAATGTTTTACAGTTGTGCCATGTGCGGCATCTCCAGTAACTGTTGGATCATTCCAATCAGGTTCTTGAGTATTAAGAATATCTATATCTACAATACGAACTGCTCTACCACCTGTAGCACCACCAGAAGCATCAGACATATTTCTGGTTACTTTTATTAACCTTAATCCAGTTGTTGGTAATGTTTGTTTTGTACCAGTAACTAATTGAACATTTGATGTAGTAGCTGAAGCATCAGGTCTAAGATTAACGACTTCTCTTTGAGCATCGTTTATATAACGAAGCAGTTCTGCTTCTGGCCATCTTACACTTGTAGTATCTTGAAGAGTATCCTGTACTCTAGATATTATATTTGCTCCAGTAATTGTACCCATAACTATTTAACTTTCTTTTTAGCGACTGTTTTTTTCTTCGCGGGTGCTTTTGCTTTAGGTTGTTCTACTTTTGGTTCTTCATATTCTTTTGCACCATTCTGTAAACAAAGCACTCCAAAATCTTTACCTACTTCCTTAGGCTCGCCAGCTTTAAAATGTTCAGCATGGCCCCAAGTAGACGCGACATAACTATCTTGTTCGAATACTACTTTCATATTTTACTCCTTAATAAAAATACAGGTGACTAACGTCACGCTAGCCACCTGTAAAATGTTATCACAATTAGAATGCGACATCTAATCTTATAACACCAAAGTCTTCGTCCTGACCAGTTATGTCAGAATTGTACTTAGGCTTCTTAAGACCAAAAATCTTACCAATTGAAATACCGTTTTGGTTTCCATAGTCAAAAGTATCTTCGACTATTTCTGGAAGACCAATATCAGCCATTGCAAGTGATTGAGCACCGCAGAATAGACATGATGCATAATCAACATCAGCATTCGCACCACCTTTGTACCCAGCAGAACCAGCATTACTGCTTGATCCAGATGTAGCACCAGATGTGTTTGGTACGTGTCTAAACTCGTGAACCATAACACCGTCAACCATTAAGCTAGAAGATCCAGCAAATAGTTCGTTGTTAGGTCCTCTTATTCCAGCGCTTCTTACGTTTGATAAGAAGTCTGAATCGAGTTTAAGATCAGCCATTACTTGCGGAGTCACGAAGAAATGGAACATCTCTTCATTACCAGCACCTCTCATACCCCTAATGTACTGATCTTTAGCAAAAGCTTTTAGATCGACAATATGTCTGTACTTAAGTTTATCAGTAGCAGTAATAGATGTAACAGCACCAGCGGCAAGGTTATCACCACTGATTCTCTTGTGTCTGTTACTTGTTGGTGCAGTTACATCACTATTAAACGCAAGATCTCCAAGGTTCTGTCCTGAAGTAAGAACAGATCTTAAAGCACCATTGTTTTTATTGGTGTAAGCAATACCAGCAAGCGATAAGAACGCAAGTTGGTCTATCCTATCAGCCATTGCATAAGCAAGGGCATCCCTTGAATGCTCACGGAAATTTACAACTGATTTTTGATCCGCCAATCTACCAGAAAGTCTGTTAGCAAATCTTAATTGATCAAGCTGCACGACGATGTCGAAAGATCTTAGTGCCTCTTCATTTCCTTCTAAAGTGTTGTCCCCAACAATACCGTCTCCAGTCATGTCAGCAAGAAGTGTTAATACTGCTCTTGCTCCTTTCTCGGATTGAGTAAGTTCAGAAATTTCCTGAACCATTGAGTTAGGTCCGCTACCTGCGAATTGATTAATGAAGGACATATTTCTCGCAACACGCCAAAAATCACGAGACCAGATGGTGAGCTGTTCACTGGTCAACGCGCTAAAGTTTGTATTAGCCATTTATATACCTTTATAGTTAAAAGTTAACCAGTCGCTATATTCTGGGGCGACTTTTACCCGTCTACCCTTTGTCGTTGGGAAACGTTTACGTGATGGTGACGAACACGAGCTCGATCATGTTTTACGTCTTGATTGACGATAACGTTTTTTTACCTCTACGATGAGGGTTAAGTATCGTCTTAACGGACGTATGTATATAGTATACTATACTATCCGAAATCTCCACGCAATCTTCTCAAAGTTTCTTCTGGAAGAGCATCAAACTCTTTTTGAGATAATTTTGTAAGATCTATTGGTTTGTCGCCACGACTTGAGGCACCTTCGCCTTTCATTGCTGGAGGTTGAGATTGAGAAGCTTCAATTTTTTTAGTTACTTTTGCAGCTTGTTGCTTTTTATTTATCTCTGCAACCTTTGGATCAGGTGTTTTAACAGTCTCTACTTCCAACAATTCAGGTTTGTGCATAGTTAAAGTAGTGTTAACTGCTCTTTCTAACGCGTAAGGGCCTTCATAACCTTGTGCCATGAACGCATCTCTTAGTTCTAGCGCTTCTTTCAACACATCTGCGTCGTGTTCAGCACTATTTACGTCAAAAATAGGGTATTTTGCTTCAAGTTCTACTGCTTTTGCTTGAATTGCTTGTACTTCAGTAGATTGTTGAATGTTTTGAGTAGTAGATTGCTGTACTTCAAACATAATTTGCTCTTTTTCAGCTGTCCTAATCTCATTTCTTAATGCAGTAGCCTTTTCAGTCTCTCCATCTAGTACTAATTGTTGGTATTCAGCCTCTTTTGACGCAAAATCATACTCTGGAGCCTCTGAAGCAGCTTCAGTTTTAGCTTGATTGAGTTCATCTAGCTGTTTTTGTAATGCTTTTTGTTTTGCTAACACTTCATCTAACCTAGATTTAGGCACCATAGGTGCTTTTTGTTTATCTAATCCAGTAGATTCTTCTTGAATTGGTTGTACATCTTCCTGTACAGCTCCTTCGTCCTCTGTTTCCACTGTTGCTTCTGTTGCACTTTCTTCACTCTCCACTGTTTCTGTTTCTTCTTGCTCTGCAGATTCCGTTTCTGGTTCTTCTGATGGAGTTTCATCCTCAGCCTTGAGTTCTTCTTGTGAGATTTCTTCAATTTCTTGTTCCTCCGGAAATACTACTTCTTCATCATCCGTTTTTGGATCATCTGAAAAATCTAAATCAACTGTAAATGAGTCTGTAGCCTGAGGGGCTTTTGCATCCCCGCCTGGCATCTTATCAAATACAATAGTTTCCTCGGACGTAGCTTCCGCTTTCTTACTTTTAGCCATATTAACCTCCTATTATTTAGACTTTGGCTTCATTGCTGCAGTTGCTAACCTAGCCGCTGCTGCTGTATCACTTTGGTTCTTCCTCATTTCATTAGTCATTGAGGATAACCTTTCACGTAAATCAAGTTCTTCACGTTTAGTTTGAATTTTACTTTGTAATTCTGCAATCTTCAACTGTGGATCTACTTCAGCAGATTGTGCTTTAGCCATATTAAGTTCAGCTTCTGATTGTAATCTAGTTACTTCAGCTTCTAACTTAGCGATCTCAAGTTGTGTTTGTCTAATTTGTGCTTCCATCTGGAACTGTTGTAACTGAATCTGTTGTTCAGTAGGCTCGCCAGTTCCTTGAGCTTTTCTAATCCTATCTGCAATAAGTCCTTTTTGTGATAAGTGTGAATATTCAACAACCATATCATCTGGTATTGGTACACCAGCTGATCTAAGTTGTATAACTTCTGCAAACTGAACTTCATCAAATGTGTCTCTAGCTGGCATGGTATCTACAACTACATCATATTCCCCTAATGTTAAATCATTAACAATATAACCTTCAGGTGTCATTACGTTAATTGCTACTGGCACACTTGGTTTGTAAGGGTCTGATTCATCTGTAATCTGAATAATTCTTTCTTCTGTGTAATATTGTTGAACAAGCTGTAATACTTTTTCTGCAAGATATTGTCTAGTTTTTGTTAAGTTATCTAAAGGTACTTGAATCATCAAGATACCTCTGTTCTGTTTCTGTTGAATAGCAACACCTGACACTTCAGGAGAATCAGTACCCAACATAGAATCAGAAACCCCACTAATTTGTTTTATGTTCAACGCGGCTTTTTGTCCTAACCTATCAAGGCCGGTGGGAATCTGGTTAGGTGGTATTTTACCAGGGGGAGTGGATCCTCGATTGTACTCGAGCACCAAACCAGTTTCCGCACCGTGTTCTTCCAAGTCATCTGCAGTCATTCCGGTAAGAGAACCTGACTCTACAATCCATCCACTATTGGCAGTGGTATTGACTATGTGTAGCTCTTGGGAAGAAATTTTATTTAATTGCTCTTGGGGAGATATTAAATTTCGGACCATACCAAAAGGTCTACCCCTTCTGAAATATGGAAAATACGGCACTAAGGTAAAATGTTTATATGGTGACCAATCATCGAATAATACTACTCTATCCGCGGTGACTGTCCAACGAACCTTTCGGACTTTTTTGGAAATAATATGTAACCCAAACTCATCAGCAAATTCTTCTTTTTTCTTTTTGCTCCAATCGTATGGTACTTGTCTTTCATCACCAGTTACAGGATCAACATAAAACATACAGTCTTTAAGTTGATAATATTGTCTTTCTATAACTCTAATTGATCTTACAATCCTGGCCTCTTCTGGATTGTGTGCGTAATTACTTGAATACTCATGTTCTTCAGTATCACCATATCTTTGTTCTTGATACTCCATAGAGTCAGTTCCATAAGAAGTACCCATTTCAGAAACTACTCTTAGTCTGTCAGCTTTGTCTTGACCATATTGTTCTTCAATCTCATCAAGACTCATCCACTTAGTTTCAAAAATTTCATTCCAGTTACGTGGATCGTAATCCTTAGCATCTGGATCAATAATAATATCTAAAGGATCTTTAGCCGTGATTCGTACTTCGCCTTTATAGTTATCTGAAAAATCTACACGTACATCGAACCAGCCACGATCTTGTATAAGACCATCTGCAAAAACTTGCGCTTCAATCCAATCTAGTTTGTTGTTATCCGCGATCTGCATGTACACTTTTGTAAGTACATCTGCAACTTCTTGCATGCCGCCGCCACGTGGTTTGAATTTAATGTCAGCTCTTCTTGTACTTTGTTCGCCAAGAACTGTATTAATAGTTGGTAAGATTGTGTTTATGGTGAGGGCTGGTCGTCCTTGATCATCCAATGCTGCAACATCAGCTGCATCCCATTGCTGCCCTCTATAAAATTGATCACATTGTTGAGCGATCTCCATATAGTCATCATGTCCTGCGTCTCTGGCACGTGTGTAACGCTCCCAATTATTCGCAGCTAAATTTTCTTCTTCCGCTTTCGATAATTTTTTCTTTGGTTTTACGTATGCCATTATGCGCTCATTGAGGATTTACGCCTCGTCCCTTTTGCTATATATTTTAATTTATCTCTCCATGAAGGAATATGATCTTCTTGCTCAAAGTAAGTAGAAAATTCCGTCATCATAAGTCCAATCCACGCCAAAGCATCCACTTGGTCGTCATGTGTTCCATTCGGAAAACGTAAAAGCTCTGCAACCAGTGGACCACTCCAGACTGCATCTTTTGGAAAGTATACCATACCCTGTTGCATTCTACCTTGTATTGCTCTAGCTCTTGCTTCCTTATCACGTCTTCCTACTTTTAAATCTTTAAAGTATGCTTCATATAGTTTACGCTCTCTTACTCTTTTTTCCAAGAAGGGACCGAGCGCCATTTCTATGTGGCCTTTTTCAATACCTACAATACCAGGTCGCCACTGTTCGTAAACATCTAATATTTTTTCTACAAGTTCAAATCCGTCGTACCTACCGCGTATGACATCAACCACAAATATCTCGTCATACTCACTAACACCAACAACCATGCCAACTGAATAATCGTTTCTATCTCTTTGTCCAATTGCTAAATCCCATGCGCAGTAATATTTTAATTTATCGTATTCGACCTCATCGTCTTCGTAGTAACGTATCATATCACGAGAGAAATAATCACCTTCGTCTGAAACTGGGTTTTGTTGATAAAGTGCAGACCAGTCTCTAGGCCCGATAGCTTTTCTTATTTGTTCTAGTGCATCCGCGTTATATCTTTCTGGATGTAGAGCGTCGCCCATGGACCGGAATTCTTCTTCCGCTTCCGCTAGCGCAGGATATTTAACAACTTCCCATTGATCAGCTCCGTCTTCTGCAGTTCGTAATAACCTACCCGCTAAATCATCATCGTGCCATCTTGTAAGAATTACAAGTATGCCACCGCCTGGAGACAAACGTGTATACGCAGTTGATGTATACCAATCCCAAATCGCATCACGATTATTGTCAGATTCTGCATCTTCACGGTTCTTTACCGGGTCATCGATTAATAATACGTTTGCACCTTTACCTGTAATACCACCACCAACACCTGCAGCTACGTAACCACCACCTTGGGTCGTGTTCCATGATTCAACACTCTGAGAATCTTTATCTAATCTAGAATCTTCAAATATTTTTTTGTATACTTGTTCACGAAGTAAGTGACGCACTTTTCTTGAGAAATTCATAGCTAAAGATCCAGAATAGGAACAACTAATAAACTCATGATTTGGGTGTCTACCTAAATGCCAAGCAGGGAAGGCTACACTGGCTAAGGTAGATTTACCGTGACGAGGAGGCATAAACAACATCAATCTTGGTGATTCTTTATTCTCCACCTGATCACTAAATCTTTCTAATCGTTTACATACGTCTTTGTGTACCCAACCTGCGTGATAATCAGGATTAAATTTTTCTACAAATGGTAAAAGACGTTTTCGAGACAATACGCGTAATGCTAATTCTTTTTCCGCTCGTTTTTGTGCGGATAGATGTTTTTTTGTCTCCGGACTCAGATCCTCTTGCACCGGGGGCTCGGGCACTTTTTCAGCCTCGTCTGCTTTGCAATACACACAGATCCCATCAGTAGGTATCAATGTATCTGGAAACAGGCCCTTACATTTACTGCATTCTATTTTATCAATCTGCATCGCCTGGCTCTAGGTAGTGTTTATCTACTCCCGCTAGTTTTAACAGTTCAGCATCGGATAACTTTTCGAGCTGTTCTACTTTATCTACATTAATATTTATCTGGGTAGCGCTATCAGGCATAAATAGACCGTGGAGCTTGCATAACGAATCGACAACATTCTTCTCTTCCGTAGATGTTGCAGCTTTTCTATGAGCTTCGAGATACATAGAAGTGGCCGTGGTTCGGTCAAATTTGACCTCTTCTCGCATTTCATTGCGCAAGTACTGTAGTGCATTTTGCATTTTTTGTTGTTTGAAGATTGAATATACACGGTCCATGTCCGAGTACCCCGCAGCACGGCCCGCGGCCGCCTTGCTCATACCACGTAAATGAAATAATAAAAGACGCTCTTCCTGTACAGAAAGCTCGTTCAAATGTATTCCCGCATATGGAAAATGAGACTGAAGTTCTACTCTATCTGAATCTGTTACAATATGCGCCTCTTCCTTTTCTCTAAGTAAGGTCATTCTTTGTCGTAATCCTCCTTCGTTTCGACAACGTTTTTACACCACCAATAAAGCTCATTATCACTGATAATATGCTTCATTATGTTAATCCTATAGCATACTAATTGCACATTAGTCTTAATATATGGACCGTTAGGTGTAATTCTATCAATAGAAACATTGAAATCGCTACCATTATCTCCTTTTTTCCATGTCATGTGCACGCCACTCATTGCACATTTACCATTCTGTTCTTCCCAAAGTTCGTGAAGATCTTCTAAATCTAACCCCCATTCAACTGTTTTTATACGACTAGAACGAAGGTGTATAAATAAATTTTTTAAAAATTTTTTTGGAGATTCACTTATTGAAATGTTCTTTTTGTCAGTCCGACAATGCTTACAATATTGTCGATAGTTGCCAGACTCAAGTAACTCAAAATGGTCAATAGGTAAGTCTTGTTTACATCTTATGCAGGATTTTATGTCCATAAAAGGGCCTAGAAAAATAATTTTGAAAAAAGTATACCATAGCATACTCATATCTTCCCCCTCCCCGCTCCCAGCACACCCCCTTCCCCGAATCTCGATCTGGAACCTTGTTTCATCTTTTTGTGTCTTGGAACCTTGTCCATGGGACCCCTATCTATTCTATGTAACACAGCGCCGTCCGTCTGACGACGTACGACGTAAGTAAATCCTATGTGATTTTGTATCGGGTGATACAGAACATCTAACTAATATATATCAAGGAGCAATCATGAATATATTTAAAACAATCGGTAAGCTTGGCTACCGTACACAGAAAGCCAGCACTACTATCATCAAGCATCCTAAGCAAGCATGGTCAGACATCAAGCAAGGATACGAAGAAGGTAAACAATTCGACGCTTACGTCAACGGCAGAACAGATACACTTGAAGTCCAAAGACCTCAACCATCTACTCAGCCACAACAGATGGAGTTAGACATATGAAACAGATAACACTTACTGATCAGCAGAAAGATCTTATCAAAGCATATAGTTGCCATTACTCAATCAGTTACATGACCGGCAACGAAATAGAACAGGTTCAAACTTTACTAGATAACAATAGCGAAGCTAAAGCCTTATTCAACAAGCACGAGCGTCTTAACGAAGGCGCTTGGGCATTATCACTGGAGACAGCATGACTACTATCATTGTAAAAATCTTAAACTTCTTCTGTTTCTCAGTAGCACTTGTAATGTTTAGTCTAATGACTCAGGACATATTGAGCGGAAACTCAATGTATTGGGGCATACTTCACTACGCATTCTGGTTCATCTTCGGCCTAATCACTGTAGGCACTGGTTACGCAATCTCCGTATACCATCTAATCAAGTAACATCACCCGTGGTGGGGGGCTTCGGCTCCCTACCTATCTACTATCATACTATCATCAACTTGCTTGATGTGGATTATGCACGTAACTAGTGTGCATTTGCTTGCTCACGGGAAAATGTTCCACGTGTTCCATGTATTTACCCCCTTATGGAACACAGTTGTGGAACACGATTTCCCCAGCAAGTATGCACACTTGGGGTTAGTTTGCGTGCCGATGTTCCATTGTTCCAGGTATTCCAGGTTGTATACAATACGTCGACCGTAAACCGTGGTTCGTTTTTCGTTAACATTTTATACTGGAACATCTGGAACATTAACAAAGAACAGCTTACAACCCGCACACTTTGGCACTTTTTCGTGTTCCAACTTGTCCCGTTCCACGTGGAACATTGTGGAACATCATGGAACATTATTCACGAACGGTGGCTAACACCACCGCTCGAAAGCAAATCCTAATTGAACTTGATACAGGTGTATCAGGTCACAAACCTAGTCAACCATATGGAGGTTTTTATGACTACATTATATTCTTTATACATTCTAGTACCTGGCAAAGACAAGCCAAGAAAGAGAGAAGTTGGTATTGCAACTGTGAACAAAGACTCAAGTCTTACATGTCACTTCGACGTTGCTGTGCCTACTGATGTCAACACTGGCTACCCAGTCAAAGTCTTTCTAAGAAAGATTGAAGCTAAGCAACCAGCTCAGCCTCAGGCAGAGGTACAACAAGAGCTAGACCTTGCAGTTTAGTTTGTTCCAAAGGGAGGATCACTTCGGTGGTTCTCCCTTTTTTTATGATAAAGCAGTGTCAACTTGCCAGTTAAACGTGCTCCGTACACCTTCCTCGTGTCCGAAGCCCCAAGGCGCTTCGGATTGCGTTTGCATACGCAAACCCACACTGCAGCCAGTCGTGCGTACCGCTCTCTGGCTTTGTGCACTTCGTCTCGGCGTACTCCGCACTCAACTCTCGCGAGTTAACACTCGCAAGAGCAAGTAAATCCTATGTGAACTATAACAATACATACATAAGGAGGTTTTATATGTATCTACAGGAAGTTCATGTACCTGACTGGGTACTCAAACGCGCTGAGCGAGCAGAACAACGTTCGCAAGCTAATTATAATGAAATTAAATTCTCACAACCAAAAGGAGGTAATCATGGGAAAGAGAAATACACCAAGTGACATCTTTGATCCAGCGGATCAGGAAGTCGGACCGGAGTTGGTATACGCTGGTCCAACAGATGAGTCTATGTTTGTACCAGATACATCTGGTGATCCAGAAGGCTCAGAAGCTAGGGCAATGCCCGATGCTATTCAGTTGCCTGACTATTTCTTCAAGAAATATCAGTTGGACAACGAAGGTAACCCTACTTTCAACAGTTCAAGAGTTGAAGGCATTATGGAAATCTTTCGTAGTAAGAAAGATACACCATTCAGTGGACCGTCTACCGATGACGACCAAAAGTCGAAAGAGGTTGAGTTGTATGAGATGCAAGTACAATCAGTCGCTGATGGTCTAATGCCTTTGCTCGAGGTTGATCCACAAACCACTGGTATCAATTTTTTACAATTGACCACAAGAACGTGGGCAGAGTTCGCATCTATCGCGTACGAGTACAACGAAGATGCAACAGCTGCTAATCCAATGGAGGATCTACCAGTTTGGCTAATCGAGCGAGAAGACAAGATGTTTCAGCTCGGTCGTAAGGCAAGGATGTGCCGCGATGTGTTGTCGAAGATCGACATCAAATTCGGTTTGAATGACACTTCAATCAATGAAGGCAGAGTTCAGAACGAAGTTGAACGCAGGCTGCAAAGACTTGCAGAGTGGAACTACAAAAACGTTGCAGACAGATCGCTCAAAACAGCGATGGACTACAACAAAGAGTCCCACGACCATGTCAAGACAGTGTTCGAGCTGGCTTGATTAGCTAACACGTTACCTAGTAAACGGACGTAAAGTATTAGGCGTATGCACCACGGAGAAAGCACGGGGGAGGATTGAGATAGCCTCCCCAACTTTATCAACCCAGAAACTAAGGAGGTAACAATGGGATTAGATCAAGCAGCAGGATGGACGACGAACCATGAACCGTTAACCGAGGATAACAAAGTTGTGCAAATCAGCACCGAAAATGATGAAGTCACTAAGTTTAACTGGCGTAAACACGCTAGACTTCAGCAATTTATGATGGAGCTATGGCACAAGAAGAAGAAAGAAGAAGCACCATTGGGTGTAATGGGTTCTGACTTCAATTGTGAAAACCTTTATCTAGAAGAAGAAGACATACACGATCTTCAACAAAAGATATTAGATAACGACTTGCCATTTTGCCCAGACGGTTTCTTTTGGGGACATCAGTTTCAAGAAGAATCCATGGCCGAATACAAGATGCAGGATCTGGACTTTTGTAACAAAGCACGTAAATGGCTTAAAGAAGGCAAACAAGTATGG